GAAGCCGCCGGGCCCCAAGGTCTCCAACCACGGCGGCGCGAACAAGGGCGGCGACGACAAGTCCCAGATGGAAGCCTGGCAGGGCGACCTTCGGGACGCCGAGGAGAGCATTCGCGAGCACACCGGCGCGTGGCTCGCGGACATGCAGAACTTCGAGCTGAGCTTCTGGCGGCAGAAGCTCGCCCAGGCCACCAAGGGGTCGAAGGACTATCAGCAGCTGGTGGCGAAGGTCGACGAACTGACGCTCGCGACCCACAAGACCGCCGGCGAGCGGCAACTCGAAGACGACCGGAAGCTGATCGAAGCCAAGAAGGGGAACTGGACCGAAGAGCTCGCGGCCCTGCAGCAGGCCGTCACCGACACGACGCGATTGTACGGCCAGGGCGCTCGGCAGGCCAAGGAAGCGGCGACGCTCGAGGCCGACGCGATCAAGCAGCACAACGCCGAGATGATCAGCGCCCAGATCAAGGGCCTCGAACAGCTCGCGGCGGCGCAGCAGCGGCAGGCGACCCAGGCGGTCGCGATGGCGAAGGTCACGACGAACGACCAGCTCGTCGCGGTGAAGCAACTCTATGATCTGGGCGAACTCAGCGCCCGGTCGTACGCCGCGCGCGTCGACGCGCTGCACAAGCAGGACACCGCCGAGCAACTGGCGGCGCTGCAGCAGCAGCTCACCCAGATCAGCACCAACTACGCCACCCAACTGACGATCAGGGGCCAGACCGACGCGCAGCTCAGCGCGGCCGACCAGAAGTACCTCGATGACTTCATGGCCGTGCAGGCGAAGATCGCGGAGGTCACCCGGGCCGGCAATCGCCAACTGGTCGCCGATCAGAACGACGCGATCCTGAAGCTCAAGGCGCAGTGGGACGGCTTCGTGAACCCGATGGTGACGACGTTCACCGACGGGCTGCTGAAGATGGCCGAAGGCACGCGGACGTTCCGCCAGGTGATGCTCGATCTCGGCCAGAACCTGCTTCAGGACATGACCCGCAACGTCGCCAAGCTGGTCGAGCGATGGCTCTGGGGCGAGCTGGGCCGCAAGCTGGCGACGACCGCTGCGAACGACCAGATCCTCGCCTCGAACGAGAAGGCCGGGACGGAAGGCGTCGCAATCAACGCCCTGTCGAACCTGAAACGCATCCAGAGCGACGCCGGGGCGGCCGCGGCGGCGGCCTACAAGGCCATGGCCGGCATCTTCCCGGCGCCGCTGTGGGGCATCGCGGCCGGCGCGGCGGCCTATGCCGGGGTGATGGCGTTCGAGGGCCTGGCGTCGGCCGCCGGCGGCTTTGACGTCCCGCGCGGCGTCAACCCGATCACCCAACTTCACCAGCAGGAAATGGTGCTGCCGGCGTCGATCGCGAACCCGATGCGCAACTTCTTCAGCGGCTCCGGCTCCCCGGCCGCCGCCTCGATCGGGAACGGCGCCGGGACGGGCGGCGGTGGCGGCGGCGACGCCCACCTGCACTACGCGCCGGTGATCAACGCGCCGCAGCCGCAGAGCCTGAAGCAGATGCTCACCGACCAGGGCGCGGACATGATCTCGTTCGTCCAGGCCGCGATCCGGAACCGCTCGCTGAAATTCGCCTGACCAAGGGAGACGTGGATGACGCTCCCGATCTATCCGCCGCGCGATCTGCTGCCCGGCCTGACCTACGGGTCGAAATGGTCGCCGCTCTTCGTCAACATGCCGACCGCGACGACCGCGTCGGGCGCCGACATCGATCTCGGGCTCGCCGAGTATCCGCTGCACGACTTCGAACTGACCTACGAACTGCTCCGCGACGGGCGCGGGTGGGGCAACGGCCATGCGCTGCCGACGCTCGAATTCCGCACCATGATGGGCTTCCATCTTCAGATCGCCGGCACGCTCGGCCGGTTCCTGTTCAGGAACGTCGACGACCACCAGGTCTGGCAGAACGTCATCGGCGTCGGCGACGGCGCCACCACCACCTTCACCCTGACGCGCACCTTCGGCGCCAACGGGTTCTTCGCCACCGAGCCGGTCGGCCAGGTCGAACTTGGCGGCCGGGCGCCGTTCAACGCCTACCTGGGCGGCTCGGCGACGCCGGTCAACCCGACCCTCTATTCGGTCAGCACCGCGAACCCGCTGATGAATACCGTCACCTTCGCCACCGCCCCGGCGAGCGGCCAAAGCATCGCGGTCGACATGTCGTATTTCTACTACTGCAAGCTCGCGCAGAACAACAACACCTTCGAGAAATTCATGGAACGGCTGTGGGCGCTCAACAAAGTCTCGCTGCATAGCTGCCGGCCCGGCGCATGACCGCGCTCCTCCGCTCGGCCTCGTCCGAATTGCAGACCGCGCTCGCCGGCGGCGTCCAGCTCTCGAGGGCCGACCTCTTCAGCTTCACCCTCATCGGCGGCGCGCTGCTGAACTGGACGAGCTGGGATCGCGATCTCACCGTCGCCGGCGCGCTCTACAGCTCGAGGGCGCCGTGGCTGGAGCGGACCAACTGGAACGTCGCCAACACCATGGAGGTGCCGACCCTCACGGTGTTCCTGCGCGCATTCAACAGCGGCTTCAGCGGCGGCGCCAACATCAAGACCCAGGTCCACAATGGCCTCTTCGACGGCGCCGCGTTCCTGCTCTCGAGGGCGTTCATGTCGCCGCCGGGCACGGTGCTGGGGACCATCAGCCTCTTCGGCGGCGAAGTCGGCGGGATCGAACTCTCCGGATCGACCGCGACGATCACCGTGAAGGGCAAGACCAACCTGCTCGACCAATACGCGCCGCGCAACCTCTACCAGATCGGCTGCAACCACGCCTTCTGCGACCCCGGCTGCACGCTGGTCCGGTCGGCCTTCACCGCGAGCTTCACCGTCGGCGCCAGCGGGCTGACCAACGCCTTCATCCCTTGGTCCGGCGCGGCGCCGGTCAACGCCTCGAACTACCAGCACGGCACGGTCACGATGACGTCCGGCGCCGCCTCGGGGCAATCGAGGACGGTCGGCACGGCGAGCGCCGAGGGCCTGACGCTGGTCTATCCGCTCTACGAGACGCCCGCGCCAGGCGATGCGTTCACCGCCTTCCAGGGCTGCGACAAGACCTTCAATTCCGGCTCGGGCCAGAGCTGCACGGATCGCTCCAACACCCAGAATTACAAGGGCTATCCGTTCGTGCCGCCACCCAACTCGGCATACTGACGATGGTCCGTGTCGAGGGTTCCGACCTCCTGGTGAAGCGGCTGGGGGCTGAGGAGCGGCACGTCTTCGCCACCGCCCAGGAAGCCGAGGGCAGGGCGGCCTTCATCGCCGAGGCGCTGTCGTGGGTCGGGACGCCGTTCCGCGACTGCGCCGACGTCAAGGGTCCGAACGGCGCCGTGGACTGCGCGATGCTGCTGGTGCGCTCCGCCGTCGACACCGGCCGCGTCCCGCCCTTCGATCCGCGGCCCTATTCGCCGCGGTGGATGCTGCACAAGTCCGAGGAGAAGTTCCTGGGGTGGATGCTGCGGCTCGGCGCCCGCGAAGTCGGGGCCCCGCGCGTGGGCGACATCGTGATCTGGCGCTTCGGCCGCACCTTCGCCCACGGCGCGGTGCTGATCAATTCCGAGCAGGTCGTTCATGCCTACGCCCACGCCCGCTGCGTGCTGGTGTCTGACCTGGGCGAGCCGCTGCTGCGCTACCTGCCGGCGAGCTTCGGCCCGATCCCGCGGCCCGTCCGCTACTTCGATCTCTGGAGCTAGCGGGTGTCAGCCTTCGCCAACCAATCCGGGCCGACCAACGCCCCGATCAACTACTCCGGGCTCAACGTCGGGACCTCGATGTGGAACGCGCCGATCCCGATCTTCTGGGGTCGTCGTCGCCTGTCGACCAATGCGATCTGGTTCGGCAACTTCACCTCCAAGCCGGCCAATGGAAAGGGCAAGGGCGCGGCGACCAAAGGCGACCAGCAAAACACCTACATTGCGGACGTGATCCTCGGCCTCTGCGAAGGCGTGCTCGACGAGATCACCAACATCTGGGCCGACGGCTCGACGACGACGGTCTCGACGCTCGCCCACCTCGGGCTGATCCCCTACTACGGAACCCAGACGCAGGCGCCCTGGAGCCTTGTCGTCAGCCAATACCCGGACCAGGCCATGGCCTACGCGCAACTGGCTTACCTCGCCGCTCCAGGCTTGGCGCTGGGCGAAAGCGCGACGATCCCGGACAACGCGTTCGAGTGCATCCGCACCAACGGCTTCGCCTACACCCAGACCAGCGGCGGCTGGATCAATCCGAACACGCACGAACAGTCACCTGGGCTGGACTGCCTGATGAGCGACATCATCACCGACCTGCTCACCAACGTGCAGTACGGGATGGGCTTCACGGCGGCGGACCTCGGTCCGATCGCTCAGTATGCGGCCTATCAGCAGGCCCAGGGCCTGGCGTTCTCGCCGCTGCTGAACAACCAGGAGAAGGCGGCCGAGATCATCGACCGCTGGGCGCAGATCTCCAACGCCTGGATCTATTGGTCCGGGACCCAGATCCAGTTCGTCCCGCTCGGCGACGCCGCGATCACGGCCAACGGCGCGACCTACGCGCCGGTCCAGGACGTCGCCTACGACCTTGCCCCCAGCGATTTCATCGCGCCGAGCGGCAAGGACGAGGGACCGGTCAAGGTCACCCGGGTCGACCCGGCGGACGCCTACAACCGCACCGTCCTCGACATCACCGACCGCACGCTCGGTTACATCGACAATCCGTTCGAGTGGAAGGACCAGACCCTGGTCGACCAGTTCGGCCTCAGGGACGACTCCAGCACCCAGGCCGACGAGATCTGCAATCCGGCCGTGGCGCAGATCGCGGTGCAGTTCATCGGCAAGCGCGCGGCCTATATCCGCAACACCTACGAGTTCAAGACCAGCTACCGCTACATCCTCTGCCTGCCGGGCACGATCCTCACCCTGACCGAGCCCAACATCGGGCTGAACGCCTTCCCCGTCCGGGTCAAGACGATCGCCGAGGACGAGAGGGACCAGCTCAGCTTCGTCTGCGAGGAGTTTCCGGGAAACATCGGCACCTACTATCCGCCGGTCGCGTCGGCCGCGGTCGTCGCGCCGACAACACCGGTGATCAACATCGCCCCGGGCGCCGTCAACACGCCGGCCGTGGTCGAACCCAACTCGGCCTACACCGGCGGGACGCCGAAGATCGTCATCGCCGCCTCGGGCGGCGCGGACTGGGGCGGCTGCACCGTCAACATCAGCTTCGATGGCGTCAACTACAGCCAGATCGGCGCGATCACGGCGGCGGCGAAGCAGGGGCTGCTCACCGCGGCGCTGCCGGCGTTCGCGGGCGCGAACCCGGACACCGCCGACACCCTCGCGGTGGACTGCACCGAGAGCCTGACGCTGCCGGCGCCGGTGACGGACGCGGACGCCACGGCGCTCAGGACCCTCTCGCTGGTCGCGGCGCAACCGACCCTGTCCGGCGGCGCATATGTCCTGCCGACCAACGGCGAGCTGCTGGCGTTCGGGGATGTCACCGCGACCGCGACCTACGCCGCGAACCTGACCTACCTCGAGCGGGGCGCCTACGGAACCTCAGCGGGTGCGCACAACGTCGGCGACCAGTTCACCCTGCTCGACGTCTCGGGCACGGACGGGACCTCGGTCGCCTACGACTTGCCCGCCCAGTACATCGGCCAGACCATCTATCTGAAGCTCTGCTCGTTCAACGTCTTCGGCCAGGCGGCTCAGGACATCTCGACGGTGCCGGAATACCAGTACACGCCCACCGGCGCGGGCTTCGGAACGGGCGCCGCGGGCGTTCCGGCCGAGCCGACCGGGCTCGGCGAGACCGCCGGCGTGAACCAGGTCATCCTGGCCTGGGCGGCGAACCCGACCACCGACAATGTCACCAGCTACGGCCTCTTCCGGGCGACGGGCGCCAGCCAGCCGTTCAGCGCGGCGACCCTGATCTGGCGGGGCGACGCGCTCTCCTACCCGGACACATCGGTTTCGTCCGGCGCCGCCTACACCTACTTCCTTGTCGCCTACAACGCGGTCGGCGCTTCGCCGAACACCGCTGGCGTCAACGCAACGACATCGACGCCGGCGGCCTCCTCCGCCACCACGCTGCTGACGATCTCGACCGCCACCGAGGCGCTGGCGGCGCCGCCGGCCGGCATCTGGTTCGTCGACGTCACCAATAGCTACGCCGGGCCGATCACCATCAAGCTGCCCGCGTCTCCCGCGGTCGGCCAGATCGTCAAGATCACCGACGCCGGCGGCAATGCCGGCTCGAACGCCTTCACGATCGAGACCAGCACCGGCGCCGCGCTGACGCCGGCCGCGACGATCGCCGTCAGCTACGGCTGGCTGACGCTGCGCTGGAACGGCACCAACTGGATGCAGGGGTGACGATGAAGCGACTTGCTCTCGCCCTGCTCGGGGCCTCGGCGCTCTATTCGTGCGGCCAGCCGGCCTTCGCGGGGCAGGCGCCCAACCCCGCCAACGTCTCCGCGCCGCTCACCACCGGCCACGGCGTCGTCGCGACCGGGGCGCAGAGCCTCGGCGACAGCGGCGGCGCGCCCGGCACCGTCACCAGCGCGGCGCTCTCCCTGCCGGCGCAGTTCTCCTGCGCCGGCTCGCCGATCACCGGAAGCGGGACCTTCTCGTGCAGCTGGGCGACAACGCCGACAGGCTCAGGCGCCGTCGTGCTGGCCGCCTCGCCGACCCTGACAACGCCGGCGCTGGGCACGCCGTCGGCGATCAACCTCGCCAACGCCACCAACCTGCCGCCCAGCGCGCTACCCAATCCGTCGTCATCGAGCCTGGGCGGCGTCGAGAGCGCCGCGGCCGTCTCGAACGAATGGATCAGCAGCATCTCGACCTCGGGCGTCCCGGCGCTCTCGCAGCCGGGCTTCTCGAACCTCTCGGGCGCCATCGCGCTCAGCCAGATCACCGCCTCCGCGTTGGCCGCGACCGGCATTTCGGCCCCCACGGCGCCGGCGAGCACCAGCGCCTTTCAGATGCAGGGCCTCGCCGCGGCGGTGACGCCCGCGACGTCGGGCGAGACGCTGATCACGGTCAGCGGGACCCTGCTCGACAACGGCGGCGGCGCGACCACGGCGGCCGGCACGGGCGTCGAATACGAGATCAAGTACGGGACCGGGACAGCGCCCAGCAACGGCGCGACCTCGACCGGAACCACCTGCAATCAGATCCAGATCTTCACGCTGCCGAGCGCCGCGGCGGCGACGGCCGACGTCGCCCAGCCCTTCAGCCTGACCTGCAAGGCGAACCTGACCGCCGGAACCGCCTACTGGATCGACCTCTCCGCGCAGGCCAAGGGGACCGCGTCCGCGATGGCCTTCAGCGCCGTCGAGGTGCTGGCGGCCGAAATCCGATGAACTCCATCCCAGCAGCGAGGCCCATGCCATGATCCTGATGATCGCGCCGGGGCCGTTCGTGGTCTTCAGCGGCCTGCCTTCGGGGACCACCTACGTTTCCGACCAGGACTGCCTGATCAAGATCACCAACGACTCCGCGGCGGACCAGACAGCGCTGCAGAGCGCCGGATGCTTCACGGCGTCGCCGTTCGGCGGCTGGGGCAACTTCGGCTTCCTGACCCTGGCCGACCTCTACGCCGCCGACGAGGCGAGCAACCTGGTGCTGCCGGGCGTCACCGGATTTCCGCAGTACGCCACGGCGACGATCACCTCCGACCCGACGCCCGGGAACGACGGGAGCTGGGTGAAGAGCGGCAGCGGCAATGGCTCCGGGAACTGGAGCCACGTCTCGTCGCTGACGCTCTCCGGCGTCTCGGCGCTGGTCGAGGCGGCGGTCCCCTGGAACGGCGCGACGTGGGCCCAGGTCGCCCAGGTCAAGATCGCGCTCCAGAACGCTGGAGCTTTCAACGCGGTCGAGGCCGCGATCACCGCCGATCCGACGCAGCCGGTGAACGCCTGGTGGACCACCGGCGGCATCGTGACCGTCGGCGGCACGCTGGGCGCCTTCATCGCCACGACGCTCAGCTACTCGACCGGCCAGATGAACACGCTCTGGGCCAACGCCGCGGCCGTCGCCTACTAGGGGAAACCACATGCTACCGAAGCTCCTGGCGACCGCCTCGGCGGCGGCGCTCCTGCTCGCCTGCGCCCCGGCCCGCGCCGACACCCCGACCGTCGCGACGATCGGCGTCAACACCGGCGCGCAGCCGCAGAACGTCGACGTCCGCGACAACAGCGGCGCCTGGGTCCCGATCGGCCAACTCAACTCGACCACCCATACGTTCCAGCCGCCGCCGATCAACCTCGCCACCGGCGCCACCGGCAACCTGCCGGTCGGCAACCTCAACGGCGGGACGGGCGCCTCCTCGACCACCTTCTGGCGCGGCGACGGAACCTGGGTGTCGATCCCCATCGGCGTCGCCGGCTCGAACACCCAGGTGCAGTATAATTGCAGCGGCACGCTCTGCGGCGCGGCCAACCTGGATTATCTCGCCGGCGGCTCGCTCTACAGCGCCGTGATCGGCACGACGCCGGCGTTCGATCTGAACAGCAACGGGGCCGCCTACGGTCAGATTTGTTCCGGCGCGACGGGGAGCGTGTTCCAGCTCGGCTGGGGCACGACGCCGACGGCTTGCGGCCACGTGGCCATCTCCTGGTCGCCGGGCTCGGCGGGCAACGCGAACGATTCGACGATCAGTCTGAACGGTGACTTCCACCTCTTCGCCAACGGCAACCCGGTGATCAGCTCCTACATGACGGACAACGCGACCGGGAATGAGATCAACATCGTCACCGGCAACAGCCTGAACTTCGGCGGGGGTGCCAGTGGCAGCGTTGGACTCTGCTACGCCGGTTCCATCGGTTCATCGGTGCTGGAAGTCGACAACGGCGAATGTGTCTCAATCGGAGGGATCCTCGCCGCCCTCAACGTGGGCACCCTCAGCTCAACGACCGTTTCCCCGACTACGACGCTGAATATGCCTGACGGGGGTAAGGACACCGCCGCGAACGGCCTTCAGGTCGGCGGGAACACCAACGGCGTCCACGGCATGACGTTCATCGCCAACACCCCCTCGACGATGCCGGTCCCGATCTTTACGACTAATGGCGCGGGCGCCATTGGCCTGCAATCGGCTGGTTACCCGCTCGGCCCCTCGGGCGAGTATCTTTATCCGGGTCTGATCATCCGGGGGTGGGTCACGCCCGAGACATCGGGCTGCACGCCCTACTGCCAGGCAATGGACATCAGCTTCGTCGATGACAACAACAACGTCATCTTCGGCGTCCAGCACAACACCACGAGCGCGCCGGCCCCTCTGTTGATTGGTATGACGCGGACCGCCAGCACGACTGCGGCGAACGAAGGCTACACCTTGGGGGCGGTCTTCGCCGGCGACCTCGTCGCCACGGGCAGCACCGCCGAAGGCCCGATGTTCTACATGCAGAGCGACGTCGCTGGGAATGGCGGCGCGTCGACCCCCAACATGGTCGGCATGGGCAAGGAGAGTACGTCGAACTCGAACGTTTTCGTGGGCTCGTCGGCTAACAACGACACCCCCTGGGACGATGCGGTCGGCGACCAGATCGACCTTGACACTCTGGGCTGTCACGGCACCGGCATCGCTGCCGGCGGTGGCTTCCAGGGGACGCCGGCGATCTACATGACCGGCAAGCTGTGCGGCCTGAGTGGGGGCGGGATCGAAGTCGAGAACGCCGCCAAGACTGCGGCGGCACCTATCATGGCCTCGATTTATCGGACGACGCCCACGACAGTCTCCGGACTCTCGACGGCTGACGCGTCGCCGGCCGTTGGGGACCGGGCGGTCGTCACGGACGCGACGGCCTGCACCTTCAACTCGGCCGTGACCGGCGGCGGATCGACCAAGTGCCCTGTGGTCTACACGGGCTCCTGGGTGGCTGGGTAGGCGCTTCAGCCCGAAGGCCGGGCATAGATAACGAACGCTGTCGGGCCATCAAGCCTGGGCGGGAAGGTGTCGCCATAGGTTCGAAAGGTCATTACGCGCATCGGAGACGCGACGATCGGGAAGAGCGTGGTGGCCGCCGTGCTGGCCGCGTCCGGCGTCACATGTCGCGCCGACCATGCCACGACAGGACAGCGCTGCTTGCCGCGGTTGTGAAGTCGCGCGACGGTGGCGGCGTCAGTCGGGACATCCGTCAGATACTCCGCGTGCGCGGAGGCAAAACCCACCAAGTAGTTCGAGTACAGGTAGTCGCCTGTCGGGACGTTGTAGGTTTTCTCCCGACCTGGCGGCCGCGCACTAGCTGCGAGCGCCAGCAGCGTCTCGCCCCTGCACCCCGGGAACGTCCGCTCGATCCACGCGGCTGACTCGCGAATGGGGTCGTTGCGCGGCAGTCCGCGCGCTGTGACGCCGCTCGCCGCGAGCAGCGCACATATCGAGAGTGCCGCGTTCGCGACCCAATTGATCCGCACCGGCGCGCGCCCGATGCTCAGATCATAGAGTGCCGCCAGGGCTGCCCAGATGAAGGGCGACGCAAGCAGCAGGTTCTGATCGGTGAAATTTGGCGCAAAGATCACCGAACTCAGCACGGCGCCGAAGAGCACCATCGCCGGGACTGAAGCGCATACCAAGAGGGCCGTTGTCGCCGGCCGCCGGCCCAGAGTAGTCGTGCGTTGCGACCAGAGACCGATCGCGGCGACCACAACGCAAATACCGATCGCCACCTTCGCCCAGCGGTTCAGGGAAAGCAGCACGGCGTTGATGAGTTCGGTCCGGTACCAGGCGACGTTTGAGCCGATCCATGTCGCGCTGACGTCTTGCTGAACGAAGCGGCGCAGGACCAATTCGATGTAGAGGACGCCTAGCATCGCGATCGCCACCGCCGCGCCGAGCAGGATCATCCGCCTGGTCGGGATCGCAACGCTCAGCGCCAGCAGCGCCGACCCGGCGACCAGAAGTCCGTAGAAGTGGATCGACGATTCCGCGAGGCAGGCGAACGCGAGGCCTGCGATATCCAGCGCGCTCGGCGGCTGCCCCTCGGCGCTGTGTCTGAGCAGCCTCAGGGTGATGACAACGAGGCCGGCGCCTATCAGCATCGCCAACGCATATGAACGGGCGTTCTGCGACTGGTAGAACCAGAAATAGGACCCGGTCGCCAGGGTCGCGGCGAACAGTCGTCCGGTGAGGCTGAAGGCCCGCGGGGTTCCAAGCACGAACGTGAGGATCGCGCCCACGGCGCAGACGGCGCTGAAGACGCGCAGACCGATTTCGTCGGTCCCCGTGGCGCGCGAGACGGCGGCGAGCAGCAGGTAGTAGAGCGGCGGGTGCACATCCGTAACGGCGCGGCTGAGCACATGGGCCGGATCACCATCCCCGATTACCCAGCCGGTGAACAGCTCGTCCACCGAAAAGCTGCTGGCCCGAAGGCCTACGAACGCTCCAGCGAGACCGACTAGGCACGCCGCGCCGAAAACAAAGGCTGCGGCTCGCTCGGGCATGACGAGCCTCGTCCGCATGACCCCTAAGCTGCGATCTTCTTCGGCCGGCTGAGCCGGCACCGCGCGCAAGTCTCGTTGCCCGGCTGTCGGCGGCTGGCGCGCCATTTGTGCCCGACGGCCAGGCAACGAACGAAAGCGAAGACTTTCAGTCGCACGCTGTCCGCACCTCCGCCCAAGTGGAACGCCACGATCGGTCACGCGGCGGCGATCCGGATGAGGTCCAGGCCGATCAGTTGACGACCCTGGCCTTGCATTCAGGGGTTTCCGCGCCGTGGCGCACATCCCTAGCGCGACCCCGGCTTAACGCCAAGTTCCATCGGCCGAAGGCGTCACGCCCAGCGCGCCGGCAACATCCGTTTGGAGGCAAGTTCCCATGGATCCAGCCGCTTGGATCGCGCTGGCGGGCGCGCTCGCCACCGCCGCGATAAATTTGGGCGGCTATCTCATCGCCTGGGGCGTGATGAAGGGGACCGTCGCCGGCTTGGCGAGCCGGGTCGCCTCGCTCGAGGGGGAGATGCGCGCCCTGGACGAGCTCAAGCTCGATGTGGCGCGCCTCGAAACGCGGCTCGACACCCTGATCGAGCAGGTCCGCGACCTGAACGCCTCGATCCGCTGGATGCGCGAGCCGGTCGAACCGCGTCCGGCGCGCGGCCGCAAGTCAGCCGGCGCGGACTAGGTCTCAATGTCGTGAAAGGATACTGCTCGATGCCTGACAACACCCCCGTCGCCGTCGTCGCTTCGGACGCCCAGGCGGCGGTCGACGCCATCGTCGCCGGGCTCAGATGGTT